TTCCTGCTGCTTATGGGTTAGTGTCCGACACTGAGATGCCGATTCCTGGCGATTTGAGCGTGCTGGACGGGCTTTGGCCTCTTTCCGCAACCAACCCTGCCAAAATGCTCTACAGGACGCGTATGCCGCTTTATTGCCGTTCTTCTCATTCCAGAGCGTAATATCGGTCAATGTCTCTTTCCAGTCAATGCCAAGTTCGGTTGCATATTGCTTGTCAGTGTCATCAGGCGACCAATCCACTAAAAGCTGTTTTTTAGATTTCCCCCTATTATTTATTATAACGGTTCTATTATGGTTAGTGTGTCTGTGTGACACCTCTAGAGGTGTCTGTGTGACACCTGTCTGTGTGACACCCACCAAGTTCAAGCTGTATAAATCGGTCTTGTTGAACCGCTTTTGCCGTTTCAAGAATCCGCTATTTTCAAGCATCTTTAGTTTGCGTAAAACGGTGCTGCGGCTGGCGCAGGTCATCTGCTCAAGACGCTCGACACTAGGCCAAGCATCACCAGTGCTTTCATTGATGTGGTCAGCAACCGCTATCAGTACCAGCTTTGCCAGCGGGTCTTTTATCTGCTGGTCGAATGCCCAGCTAACTGCCTTTATGCTCATTTAATTCCCCTTAAATATCCAGAATAGTAAACTTATCGACATCAAAATGAGCGACTATGCCATCATCCTGACTGTCGCCTCTGTCGAACCTGCCGCCATACTCCACAGTGAATTGCTCGTTAAAGTCAATCGTTCCAAGCCGGTCTTTCCATTGCACGGCTAGATAGCAGGGTATGCCGGTATTGCGTGTTAGGTCTCTGGCAGCCGTGGCCTTGTCCAGATTCACAAAGCTGGTCTTGTATCGGTTCATCTCAAACGTGCGAACCTTTACCTCAAGAAAAAACCATATCTTCTTTGTCACCAACTTATGCACCGCAAAGTCCATACGGTAGGTGAATGGTATCTTCTTATAATCTGCCCCGATGTGATTGCAGACACGCTCTATAATATCGGTTTCGTTCTGCAAGTGAAACTCGGTCTCATAGTCTGCACGGTTCTTTCGGTTGTATTCCATTACGCCCAGCTTTCCCTGACCAGCATACACCAAGTCTCAAAGCTGATAGTTGCCAAGTCATCCTTGCCAGCAAAGTCAGCGTTAATGCTAGACAGCCGGACAACGCACCTAATCGGATGCCGGTCATATTTGTAGATAAGCACCGGCTCAGTACCAGACGCATCACTGGCACGTTCCACCTGTGACCACCATTCATCTTTATGTGTGACGCCGTGAGCATAACGCTTCGCCTCGACAGTCCAACCGTCAATGCCAATCAGGTCGCCGTGGTCGCCTGCCCTATATTGCTCTAGGTCTCGCTTGACATCATCAATGCCAAGTTCATCCATAGCCATACGAGCCAGTTCACGTTCAAAATTGGCTCCTTTTCTACGTCCGTTTGTCATAGTATCCACCCTAGTTCTGTTGTATTCGCCACACCTTCCCAGACGAACCAAGCATAAGCAGTTGTGCCGCTACCTGACTTCTCTTCGTCACCCCGCCAGATTGTAAGACGTTTACTAAACACCCACACCCTCGCTGGCTTTGTTTTACTAAAAATGTTTTCGTTACGAGCCTTACCTTCCAAAAAAGCCAGACGCAGTAACCAACAATGCTTCTTTGCACCCAGCCTAATAGCGTGTCTAACAAAGTCTGTTGCGTTCTTGTAAGGCGGGTTAGTGACAATACTTTGTGCTTGTAGTTCTTGCTCCATCAAAAAATCAACGCCCGATTCGCCGAATCCATAATCATTCAAATCACTACTAACCACATTGTGTTCTCTTTCAAGAACCTTGCTGATAGCCCCATCCCCACAAGCAGGTTCCCAAATGTCACCGATAAATTTTTCAACGCTCAACAAAGCTTCGACAGCTTCTGGCGGCGTTGGGTAAAAATCATCTTTCTGTCTCACTGTGGTTTCTCCCCATTGCCGCGATAGTTGCCCATATCGTCACCTTCCATCAGTTGCCCCTCAGATAGTGACCGGCGGCGATATGCGCCGTGCTTGTCGCTGGCATTCTCTGCCGCTGGGTCATCCTCAAAGCCACCAGCATCCTTAAACATCTGAGAGTGCCTTTCCCATTCTTTTCGATATGCAGGTGTCTGTGTGATGGCATAATCCAATACCGGCTTGCGCCGTGACCGTGTGCCTCTTGGCAGTGATTCTGTTTTCTTAGGCATCAAATTCCTCACACCAATCTTTCAAACCAACCTTGCCACCTGACCACTTGTAGACTTCCATCATCTTTTGACCGGACGGCGGTGTGCGCCGGTATATCCAGTTGTTTACAGTTGCCCTGGTTACATTCAGATGACGCGCTAGTTCGCTCTGTGTCATCCCTCGTTTCATCATATGTTCTGCCAGTTTCAAGTGACTCTCCTACAAATAGAAATTAACAATATGTCAATCTGTATAAAATAATTGTTGACAGGTCAATCACTATTTCGTAATTAAAGTTATCAAGCCAATTACGGCACCCAAGGAGTTAGGGAATGACAGACTTATTAGAGAAGATGAAATCGGTAGGTGTTTACCATTTCAGTCCAAGCCAGTTAAATCGTCCATTGGCGAACTGGATGTTCGATTACGTTTACCTATCAAAAGATAAACGCCGCGAGATTATCGTTGGCGAGAATGCCGCATTTGGTACAGCAGTGCATCAGGTTATTCAAGCAGCCGTGTGTCACGGTCAGGATATTGATGAGGCTGTAGAAGAGGCATTGACCGGCTATGATTTTCATCCGGCTAATTCATCACAAGACAAGCGCGACAAGTTCCGCGAACTAATACCAGACGCCTCTAGCGTTGGCATCGACTTACTATCTCCCTTATTTAGTGGCGCACAAGAAGAGCGCAAAATCGAGTTGATGCTAGATGGCGTACTGGTACCCATTATGGGTTTTGTTGACCTGTTCAAAGATGGGTCACTGGCTGAGATAAAGACCAAAGCACCGCGTCAGGGTCAGGTTAAGAAGGACGGCACAAGAAGCTGGACTAAGGCATCATTGCCTAAAGAGCCAGCGTGGGAGCATATCCTGCAAGCGGCAGTCTATTGGAAGGCCACTGGTGCCACACCAAACATTGCCTATGTGTCATCGGTTGAGGGTGTCATATACAACCCAGATAACTGCGAGAAGATGTCTGAGGATGTACTGAACTTTGCGATTGAAGAAATCAGACGCAAGGCAATCACACGGCAAAACCTATTAGCGGTCAGCACTGACCCGAAAACATTAGCGGGTCTGATGGAGCCGGACTTTAATCATCCGTTCTATTGGAGCCACCAGTTCGTAAGTGAAGCAAAGGAGTTATGGAGCAATGTCTAACGTATGGAACACATTGAGTGCTATTGATTGTTCAAAGCACGTTGAGAAGAAAAACGGATTCACCTACCTGTCGTGGGCGTGGGCTTGGAGCATTCTAAAGCAGCATTACCCGACAGCGCAGTACACCAAGCACCTGTTTCAAGTAAACGGCAACAACCTGCCTTATATGATGGATGCAGATGGGAATGCCTATGTGACCGTTACTATCAAGATTATGCCGGAGAACAATGCTGATAGCATCACGGCTCTGGAATCAGCTACAGAGATTATGCCTGTGCTGAACCACGCTAACCGGCCTATCAAGAACCCTAACAGCTTTGAGGTGAACGCTTCACTGCAACGCTGTATGGTAAAGGCAATCGCGGCTCTTGGCCTTGGTTGCTACATCTATGCTGGTGAGGATATGCCGATGGAATCCCCAACGGCTATGGCTGAGTCTCCGAATATTAAGTCAGATACACCAGCACCAAAGAAGATTGCGTCACCTCTCACTGTAGAGCAGGAGATTGCATTGGCTCCCGATGTTGAATCACTGAAAAAACTGTATAGCCGTTTGGGGCCAGCGGCAGGACAGCACAATAGTGCATTTACAAAACGTAAGAAGGAGTTAGCAGCTAATGGCTGATTACGACAACAATTTAAGGGGCGTACTGTTCCCGAATGACAAGGGTGATAACCCTAAGCGTCCTGATATGACAGGCAGTATGGAGATTGACGGAACCAAGTACCGCATCTCTGCTTGGAACAAAACCAGTCAGAAGGGCAACGACTTTTTGTCCTTTGTGGTTGAAGAGGATGATGGTAGCCGCAAGGCAGCACCAGCAAACAACGGTGCAAGCAACCAGATGGATGACGCTATTCCGTTTTAGTGTCTAACCTAGATAGGCTGGCGGTTCACACCTCGTCCGTCAGCCTATCGCCTCAACAAAGGGAAGCTATGTGGAAGAGAAAAAAACCTAAGAACATTGTCAGTTCAAGAATGAGCAAGTGCAGTTTCTGTGACAAAGAGTTCGATTGGATGACCACACCCGCCATAGTTAATGGAGCGAAAAAGGAGTTTTGTGGATATGAATGTTTTAGTAAGAATTTTGAAAACGCTGTTCGGCACGACTACGGAACAGACTTCGACAGCCTCTGACATTGATAAGATTATCAGTGCAACTACAGAGGTGACAGGCGTCACACGCATTCAGATGCTGTCTAAGCGCAGGGTAAAGGAATATGTCCAAGCTAGACATCTTGCTATGTATATGGCTCGTGAGATGACCACGATGAGTTTGCCAGAGATAGGAAGAGAAATGCAGCGTGACCATACGACTGTCTGGTACGCCGCTGAGAAGCTGGCAAAGCGCGGTAGAGGCGCAACAAAGCTAAACAGAGACATAGCTAAAATTAAACAGCTTGTAGCTTAATGAGCAGCAAACCAATCACGATAGCAGTCTACCCTGATGGACTGCTTATCACTATTGATGGTAAAAGTTACCTCAAGACAATGACCGCCAAGCAGAAGCTGTCTATGGCAAAGGAAATAATTAGTCGAGTTGTGAGTGATTCGGGGGATGAATGTCTAGAACTAGACACGTTGCAGTCAGAACTATTGGACACACAGTTGCAGGACAAATCGGAGAACACATAGCAGCCGCATCCATTCTACAGCAAGGATGGGGAGTTGCTATGGCTATGCAGGATTCAGTTGACCTTGTGGCTTGGAACAAGGAGACAGGCCAGCGTCTTCTTATACAGGTTAAATCTGCACAGATAAGTCGCGGAGATAAAAACAGATTAGAGTTCCAGCTAGGTCTGGGCAAAAATAAACGCTTACCAATACGCTATGATTTTGACATAATAGCACTTGTCTCATCAGAGCAACGAGCAGTGTACTTTATGCCTGTCACTGCTATCAGACAAAAGAAGATGAACAAGCAGCCTTCGTTCTTTGAGAACTCAGAGCTAGAGGCTGAATCTTGGCTCAAATCAGTAGAGGATTTAAGATATGAACTTACCTAACAGACGCCCTTGCGTAACAACAGACATTGGTGCAGGTCTAGCAGTAACAGTTAGCTTTCACCCGCAAACAGGCGAGGCTGTTGAGGTATTTATGACAGGCCGTGGCAAGGCTAGTGAGAACTCACTTACAGAAGCTCTGTACCAGCTTGGCGTTACTGCGTCTAAGCTAATGCAGGGAGAACACGAGGATGAAAATGAAACTCGACAAACTGCGTGATGAAATAGTTGCTGATGAGGGGTGCGAGTTCAAGCTGTATCTCGACCACTTAGCACTTAAAACTTTCGGAATCGGTCACTTAGTTACTGAAGATGACCCAGAGCATAAGATGGCGATTGGCGAACCTGTCAGCAAAGACAGAGTTCATCAGGCGTTTAATCTGGACATCCTGGTGACGATTGAAGACTGCCGCCGGTTGTACGATGACTTTGATGAACTGCCGGAAGAGTGCCAGCATATTGTAGCTAATATGATGTTCAATCTTGGCTACCCTCGCCTGTCTCGCTTTGTCGGTATGAAGGCTGGTGTCGATGCTCGTAACTGGCATAAGGCAGCGGATGAAATGGTTGACAGCAAATGGTATACTCAGGTTCCGAATCGCGCAAAGCGATTAGTTGAACGTATGAGAGACCTAGCTAATGAGCCAGAAACTACTTGAATATAAGATAATTCCACGCTGTATGATGCTTGCATTTACCATAATGGCTTGGAACGTATGCGATTGGTTTATGAGCCTTGGCGTAGCAGCAACGACACAACAAACGGCATTTGTTAGCACCATAGTCGGCGCGGCTACTGGTGCTTTTGCTGTCTGGTGTGGGAGTGAATCAAAATGAAACAAACAGCTACAAAATTAAACGAGGCAAGTGAAATCACTATTCCTCTACGAAACCTTATAAGTATGATTGCTTTTACGGCTGTCAGCGTTTGGGTTTATTTTGGGCTGACTGAGCGCATCAGCTTTCTTGAGCATAACCTTGAGTTAACGATGCAAGAAGTGGAGGAGAATGACGATTGGATTGACAGCTTTGAACCACCTAAAAGCGTTCAAGATACTGTTTCCAGAGTCCACGACTTAGAAATAGAAATAGCAAAACTTAAACTTATGTTAGAGGCAAAGTAATGTTGCAAGCACTAATCGGCCCAGCCACTGATTTAATCGGCAAATTTGTCGAGGACAAAGACCAGAAAAACAAGCTGGCTCACGAGATAGCTACAATGGCTGAACGACACGCTCAAGAGCTTGCCAAGGGTCAGTTGGCTATCAATGCAGAAGAGGCAAAGTCACGGAACATCTTTGTGGCGGGTTGGCGGCCTAGTGTGGGCTGGTGCTGTAGCCTGGCTCTATTCGCTCACTTCTTAGTCTTTCCGACTATGGATGTAGTAACTGCTTATATGGGCGTTGAGCCAGTATCTTACCCTCAGTTTGATATGGATAGCTTGATGACTGTCTTGCTTGGCCTTCTTGGGCTTGGTGGTATGCGTAGCTATGAAAAGGCTAAGGGTGTGGCTAAGTGATAGAAGACCACCAGAACGAGCGCGGTCACTGTCCACGCTGCGGTAACAGGCTTAGAACGGTATATGTTCACGGACATACGCAGTGCTTTGAGTGTGACCAGGTGATTGATGATTGCTGTCAGGGAGAGGTTTGCCAAGAAAAAACCCCAGAGGCAAGGGAAAAACCTCTGGGGTGGAGTTAGGGAGGAAACCAAGAGCTATGGCTTCAAGTAGCTCTCTTCTCTCCGTTCTACAAAACTTAGGGCTGCATTGCAAGCATTAAAGAATGCGACCTGTATTAATTCAGATTCCTCAAATATCTTGACGATGTAATCATTCTCTGATGGGCGATACTCTATCTCGTGTCTATAATTCGGCAACCACATATCTAGTCTCCTAGCTGTTTGTTCCTAACCATATAAAGACTATAAAGATTGCGGCGACTGTCAAGCCAAATGCACCGATAAGGATAAACTCTATAATCTGCTGACGCATCTCTTGTTGCTTATAAATAGCGTCTTGCCGTTCTTTACGGATTTTGCCCTCAAGATGTATCAGGTCAGCCCAAGCTTGCGGCCCATAGCTCATATTAAGGAATTGCTTTAGTTCGGCTCTCTGTGCTTCTAACTTTTTTTTAGCGGCATAAACTTGCAACGCTTCCTGCTGGATGCTGTCGAAACCTTTGAGCTTCTGAAACACAGACGGATTCTTGACACGCTTCTCAGCCTGGTCAACGTCCGATGCCATCTTCATCCAGCGCGATACGTCACCGATGCAAGACTCTAAGTCTCGCCCAGCAGCTATCATCTGCTTTATGCCGTTAAAGGCCGCTGTAGCCCCGCTGACGGCTGCTGTGATGGTAATCGGGTCTATGACAGCATACCTTTCTTGAGTGCTTGGCACCGCCATTTTTTAGGCATCAGGCCGTGGGTCATTTCACCAACGTCACGCCCCATTTCCATAGCTCTGCGTTCACAGGCAGCGCGGGTGTCATAGGGGCCGCGAGTGTCGTGAAATTCAATACAGTCGGCAGGGTTTGCTATCGCACAGGCTAGTACGATTGCCTTAAACATTGCCTCGGCCAGTTAGGTTTTTAACAGTCTCTGTTTCCCATATACGCAGGCACACCCAAACCCCGGTCACAATTGCAACGATGTCTGGTGCCATCCCCATAACAGCCGCGCCAGTGCCGGTTGCAGCGACCGCATCAACAACAATTTTGTTTTCCTCGTTCATTAGATAGCATCCGGCCAGTCGTTGATAGGTGCGTTACCAGTAGGATTGCCGTCAGCGTCCACAGGAGCGTCATACAGCGCGATAAACGCAGCAAGGTCATT